GAATTCTATTTCTTGCAGCTCCATAAAGGGAGACCGTACCTCTTTCTTCGACGACGTAGTATAATTCATCCCGAGGTGTGATGAAAAGTACTTAGCAAGCACCTCCATATTGAACCACTTCGAAACATCAGGATGAATCTTAGAAAAATTGTCATCTCCAAAGAACGTAGCCCTAACATAGTCTTTGAACTTAACATACGGGGTAGGTAACCCTTTATCAATTTGAATAAATTTGAACAATGCACGAGTAATCCCATGATTGACAAAAGTATTAAAATTTGACGTAGGCCACCCACCAGAAACAACGCCTCTACAAACAGCCAAAAGGTAACGACCATAAATCATGTAACACGTTATTGCTAACCGACCAATGTTCATGCACAAACGACCTAAATCGCTTTGTGGCACAACACCGTAGCAAAAACATATCCAACGACCATAGACGTAACCCCAGAACTCTAACACTGACATATCCCACCCACTGCAATCTGCAGAGGCAAAACAGTCACCAGGAAGTTCATTGACATAATGAAGCAACAGACCCCAATCGAGAGACATCGGATTAATACCGATGGCACACCGAGAGCGATACTTTGCTCCTTTCATTTTCTCTATAATAGGTCCTAAAACCATTATACACAAAATAACATACACCAATGAAGCTCCCTTAAACTCACGAGGACGATTTACCTTCTCCTTTAAAACCGTCTCGTCTTTCAAATATTCTGTAGCGCATTGTTTAAGTTCAACTCCTTCTGTCATACCGGCAAGGAATGCATTTTCTACTTCTTGTCTTAATCGAGGATCAACCTCAATTACCTTACCGGTTACCGGATCCTTCTTCCAAAGATCCTTACGCGATCGAACGTCCTTAAAAACTCTAAAGTCTCTCGAAAGAGATGCTGTCTGATTGAGTGAACCCAATCGGTCAACACCTTCAAGAGCTTGAATAAAGTTCCAAGGTCGAATCCCTCGCATATTTTCTAATGTCTCCTCTGAGACAAAATCCTTATAGGCACGACTAGGTTTTTCAACAACCCATTCCGCAAATGACCAATTTTCAGGCTGCTTACGGGCTGCATACTTTGCATTAGTCGAAAGCCAAGGATCAACAACATCACCTGTTTTGGGTTCAACATACATGCGAAGATTTGTAGGAGCAACATCTACTAATCCAAGACCTTCTAAAAGATCATGAATAGGAGATTCCTCAAATCCAGAATGAGTAGGAATAAATTCTACTTGATTACTCTTAGAAATGCATGTCAAACCAGGTCGTGCAATGGTAGTTATAATTTTCTTTGACCCGTCCTCCATCTCTACAGGAGGACCCAACTGAAGGTCATCTTTAAACTGAGCATAAGCCATAGGGAGATAAATATCCACATTAGCACCAGAATTCAAATCTTCTTTATATATTGGAACACAAAGTGTTGTGTCTCCACAAGCAGCAAAATGCATACCAAGTATATAATGTTTTGAATCAACTTTTGCAACATATGGAAAACCACAATGACCAGCTTGACCTTGACAGTTGTAACAACGATAATATTCTCGAGCAGGCCATCTAACTTCCGAACCATTTGGCAAATGAGATACAATGTTAATAGGATGAGATTGAAAATATTCAGCCTCCTTAGCTTCGTAGTAACGAACATGCTGGGTAGATGCTCGCCCTAACGGAGCATTAGGTTTAACTGGATCAGGTTCTTTAACAATTCTCATCACAGGACCATGATATTTTTCAGCGGATCGACTAGGTAACAAATTAGCAATCGAAGGATAAGCTCCTCCAAACAACTTTGGATTAAAATCCAATCGAACCATATCACGCCCTTCATCAGCATACGAATGAACACCAACAACATGTCCGGTTTTTGTAATATACGCATGTAAATCATCGTAAAACTCAATCTTTAAAATTGAGCCACAATAAGCCACAATATGTGCATTAACAAAAATCGAATAGCCGCTAGTTAACACGTATGCATAACATTCTCCCATAGTACCATGAACTCTAACATACCGCGTGAACTGGGATGCCTTCCAAGCTCGCTCGGAAAAACAATCTCCTTGAGAAGTAAATACTTCTTTCTCGTGTACATCACGAGTCCTAAAACCTTTGATGTTTTTCCCTTTCGGCATATTAAGTTTTTGGCCTTTACCAAATGATTGCTCAACACCACCTTTCTCGTCTTCCTTACGAATCTTCCGAGCCTTAGAGGCCGCAGTCAAAGACTCATATAAATATTTCGACACATAACCAAGTACAGTCAAAGCTGCACCAACCGCTGCTATCTCACTGAGTACAGTGAAACAAGGACGCATCCAATTTTCATAAGCCGAAATACAAGT